TGTCGAGCCGCTTCTCGCCCCTCGACGTCAAGATGTATGGCGCCCAGTTCCTCTCGAACGCCTTCGTCCCGACCGCCGCCAACGCCCTCGCTGAAAAGTGCCTGGCTGAAATCGGCGCGCTCATCACGAACGCGAACTACAGCTCGAACGTCGACACCGGCGCCGCGCTGACCTACGCTGAAGTCGTGACCGCCAAGGGCGTGCTCGACGCCGCCAAGGCCGCTGAGCCCCGCGCGTTCATCCTGAACAGCACCTACGCCAACGGCCTCCTCGGTGACGCCACCATCATCGGCAACTCCGTCCTCGGTGCCGGCATCCTGACCTCCGGCCAGATCGGTACCCTCGCCGGTGCCGCTGTCTACCAGTGGAACAGCCTCCCGGCGAACGCCGAAAACCTCGCTGGCTTCGCCTGCGGCGCTGACGCTATCGCTGTCGCCTCGGCCCTCCCGATGTCCGAAATCCCGGGCTTCGAAGTCGCCAACGCTGTCGACGCCGACACCGGCCTCGGCGTCCAGGTCCTCATGGGCCAGGAACAGTCCGGCTACTACAACGTCACCGCCACGCTGCTCTTCGGTGCCGCTGTCGGTCGCGCGACCTCCCTCCACCGCCTCAAGACCGCCGCCTAATAGCGGTCCAAGGTTCAAACGAGGCTCCCAGAAATGGGGGCCTTTTTTGTGCCCCCTACCAATCCGGGCAAGTATAGGATGAGCCTCTACGGAACCGAGCTGACCAACGATGCGAAGGAAATGATCGCGGACTTCGGCGTGGCCGGGTCGGCCAACTCTGGGGCCATCACCTTCTCCTGCCTCATCTCCGACCCCGCCGTCTCGACCGTGCTCGAAGCAGGGGGGTATATGGAGCGGACCCAGTACTCGGTCAGGCTCCCCGCTGTAACGGCCTCCTGGAGCCAGCCAGACGGGTCTATGGGGGCATCGGCGGCCCTACTGTCGGCGGGGGCACCCATCGCCAGCCTTGCCCAGGGGAAGAAGATCGTGGCCGGCGGGAAGACCGTCCGCATTACCAGCCAGACCTACAAGCCCGGGTCGGCATGGATCACGCTCGTCGTCATCGACGATAACCAGTAACCCGCCGTGGTGTCGGTCAGCATCAGTCCGAAGTCTCAGGCTGAGTTCATCGCGGCCCTGCGTCAGTTCGCGGCCAACACCGGGCAGACTATGCGGGACGCGGCGCTGGAACAAGCCGCCCTTGCCTGCCAAGACGCGGCGACCTTCACCCCTCCGCTGCCGAAGGGCGGAGGCCGTGGCCTGTCCAAGGCGGCCCAAGTGGCGGGCGACAACGCCGTGGCCGGGGACATCAAGAAGATGTTCGTCGCGGCTAACGACCGTAACTCCAACTCCGCTGCCGCCCTCCTGACCAATCAGCTGGCCTACGCCACCAAGACCAACGACATCGGCCTGTTCAACAAGGTCATCGGCAAGGGCTCACTCCAGGCTCTGAAGAACCTCCCGCCCATCATGCGCAAGATTGCGAACGACCGCGACTATGACCGGGCGTTCAAGAAGGCTAAGAACTACTTTAACACGACCAACCCTGTGATGACCGACTACGGCCAAGGGTTCGTCCAGGAGCTGCGTCCTCCGCATAACCGCATCAAGGGCAAGTTTGGAGGCCGCATCGGCAAGTCCGTCCGCCCGGTCAAACTCAAGATGCTCGTCGAGACCAAGTCAGAACTCGACCAATATATCCGCGACCGCCAAGCCATGGTCGGTATGATCAAGGCGGGCTGGGCCTCGGCCCTGCGCTCCCTGCCTAAGCCCGTCATCAACGGCGTCCCCAAGGACTTTGGCGTCCAGCTGCTCAAGGTGGCTTGGATTAACCGGCACAACCAGGTGCGCGGGACGAACACCCTGACGGCCACCGAGAAGGTCGTCGAGCTGAGCGTGACCAATACGCAAGGCAACGTTAACGGCATCGCTACCGATGCGGACGTTCTCGGCCTCGTCTACGCCAACCGCGTCAAGCAGATGAAGGCCCGCTTCGAGAAGCACATGAACAGCACCATCCAGCGCGCCAACCGCCGCTAACCACTTATGGGAACCAAATCCATCCGCCACATCGTAGAGGCCACCCTCGCCACCTACCTATCCACCCAGACCGGGCTGACCACCGTCACGTTCCTGACCGGGGACAGCGCCGCGACCCAGACCCTGCCAAAGGCCGTGGTCCTCTGCGAGTCCGCCCGCTCCCCTGCCGACCTACCCGAGGGCGAAGGTAACTTCAGCTGCTCGGTCCGTATCACCCTCTTCTCGAACGCCGACGACACGACCCTCGCCGATCACCGTGCCCGCTGCGCCGCCCTGTCCGGCAATATGCGTGACCTGACCAGCATCAAGGCGGCCTTCGTGGCCTCGACCGACGCGGCCTGCTATGACGTCACCATGCAGTCCGAAGACGAGGGCATCGACGAGCGCTCCTGGGCGACTTCCTTCTCGTTTGACGTGCTCGTGGTCCTGCCTGCCTAAGCCAATTCCAAAGCCTGCAATTACAAATGGCCGCCATCTCAAACGGAACCACCTGCATCTACGGAGTCGCGGGTACTGTCACGAACCTCTTCGTCCAGAGCTACAGCCTCTCGTCCTCGTTTAATAACGAGGCCACGGTCATCAGCGAAGCCGGTCTGACGGTCACGCACCGCCTCGACGACCGCAAGTCCGAGATCACCATCGACGGCATCGCCAAGACCTCGTCTATCCCTACCCTCGGGGCCACGCTCACATTTACGGTCAACACCGCGTCGGCCTATCCTTCCGGCTCGGCTTCGGCTAGCTTCACTGGTGTGATCACAAAGGTAGACGATAAGGGCTCTAGCCAGGGTTTCACCAGCGTCTCAGTGACTGCTGTCGATTTCGAAGGCATCTCCTACGCGTAATTGACACCCCCGAAAAGGGGGCAGTCTAGAGGATAGTGGATCGTCGCTTCCTTAACGCCTACGTCGACCCGGCTCCTTTCAGGATTCTGGGTCGAACTCTTTACCCTTGGTGCCTCAAGTACCGCGTACGCCTAATGGCCTTTGACTCCCCGCTGGTCACCGGCTCCCGCGGTGTCACCCCCGCCGACCTTATCTTCGCCTGCCAAGTGTGCGCCGAAGAGCAGCTAGGGGACGTGGGCTGGCGCGATAAGTTAAACATCATGGTCTTAAACCGAAACCCAGCACGGTTTGAGCGCCTGCTGGAAGCCTTCGCTGGTTATATTCTCGTCCAAGACTGGCCAAAGTTCTGGGAGCAGACCAAGACCAAGTCAGGGGGCGGCGACAAGGGGGTGCCTTGGCCGCTGTCCATCGTCGCCAACCTCATCTCGCAAGGCATCCCCGAGCAGCGGGCGTGGGAAATGCCCGAGTGTCAGGCCATCTGGCTCAACTCCGCCCTGGCTATCCGTAAGGGTGCGGACGTGGCGATCATGTCGCCCGAGGAGGAAGCCTTCATGGCCGAAGAACTAGCCCGTGAGGCCGCCGCGGCTGCTTCCAATCCGGCAAAGGAAAGCACCCCCTGACATGGCCCAAGACCTGACAGTCAACATCAAGACCACCTCCGACGTCCCGCAGGCCATGGACAAGGCCAAGCAGGCCACCGTGTCCTTCTCCAGACAAGTCGAGGATATCCAGAAAAAGTTCAGCACGGCGTTTAAAGACATCTTCCTCGGCTTCACGGCCCCGATGATTCTTCTTCAAGGGGCTTTGTCCTTGGTTTCAAAGCTGATTGCAGACAATCAGAAACGCCATGAAGACGCGGCCCAAGCGGCCATCGACGGCACAAACGCCCTTATGTCTGCCGAGGATAGGTACTGGGCCAGAAAAAATGAACGCGATAAGAAGACCAAGCAGACCGCAGAAGAGGCCCAGACGGCCCGCGAGGATGTCACATTGTCTTTCCTTCAAAACGACCCACGAGGCAAAGAAATCGTTGACCGTTTCAAGGTGGCGCTTCCTCCGGGCATGAGCGGTGCCGCCTCCTTCAGCTCTGCAAATAACCTTTCACGTCAGAAGGCCATCCAAGATGAGGTCCAGAAACTTATCGCCCAGAGCGCAGCTGAAGATCCAATGACCAAATGGGAGGAGACTCAGCGAAAGCAGAAAGAGGCAGCCGAACGAATCAAAAAGGAAGAGGCTGACGCCAAGGCCGCCGCCACTAAGAAAGAAGCCCCCCAGATGACCATACCTGGCTCAGTCTCCGGCAACGTGATCGGCGTCGGCGCCAACCCGGTAGTCACCGCCCTTCAAGAGCAGCAGCTCGTCGCCCGAGAACAATTGGCCGTGCTTCAGGTCATCGCCTCCAACGGAATGCAAGGCCCCGCCCGTGACGTCACCGCGTCAGGCGCCACGCCCCACACCCCGGCCAACGCCTCGCCGTCCCGCGCCGCCCTTCTCACCAAGAATAAATAACCATGGCTCTCGTCAAAGCAGGCAATGCCCTTACCACCAAGTTCGTCCAGCCGGGCGGATCGTACACGAACGACGGCTACGGCCTGATGACCGCCCGCGCGACTTACATCGTCGACAAGACGGTAGGCGGAACCGCCGTTACGACCGGGCAGGTTCACCCTGATTACTCCGACTTTTTTGTCCACAAGTTCACCCTGTCCAAAGGCGCGCTTGATGTCGACACCATAGAGGCCGAGTACGTCGGCATCCAGTCTGGGGTCGGTAATTGCACCCGCCCAAACGTGACGGCATCGCACGGCCTGACATCGGAGCACATCACTACGCACCCCAACTTCTTTGCCGCATCTGGAAGCATCGCCGGCAACGGCACGACTTTCACCGAGTCTACCATCGTGCCAGGAGAAAAGGTCGGTGGCGACTTCGGAGCCCACTTCAAAGGCACGACCACCAACGCCGGCGGCTTTGTGGGGTTCAAGGATTCCAGCACCGCGGCGAAGCAGTACTTCTACGGAAAGACGCACTACCTATCGCCGATTACGTCTTTCTCGGGAGTAATCTACACCAAGGTAATGTCTGACGTGACCAAGATTCGCAATGCGGTAGGCAAGACTTCCCAGACTAATTCCTTCGACGGCATCAAGCTGCTGCCAGATCACATCGGCACGACCTGGACTGCCAGCATCAAGGGAGCGACCCGCGACACCATCCTGCTTTCGCAGGCTTCCTTTGAGGACTATTGCGTCCCGTCCGGCTCTGACCCGAAGATCGTGAAGATTAACTACGAGATTCGGTTCAACCGCGAAGGCTACCCGGCCGAAGTCTACACGCGCGCTACATGAACTTACAACCTGGCGCAGGATACGGCTTCACGTCAAGCGGGTACGGGATGTCGCTGGACATCGGGAATCCTTTCCCGGACGACGGCGTGGTCTCAGGCCACTCTTTCAAAATCATCAACGTCGCCCTGCGGACTTCGGGCGGCTCTACGACCGTCACCTATCAGGTCCAGTCTGGCACCATCAATAACTTAGTCCCTAAGATTGACGACTACGTCAGCGGCACCGAGGTCAAGTTAGACCGCGTCACGGCGGGGGTGGCTAACCCTCCGACCGGGGAACTGGCTTCGTCGAATTACGACGCCACGACCAAGACCTCTTACATCACGCTCCGGGCAGGTGCTGAAATTGCTAGCCCTTACGCTTACCCTGACCCTCTGGTGACGAGCAATCAGTACCCGGTCATCATCGGCGGCAACGTTGCCCCGACGACCCCCGACGACAACGTCTGGGGCTTCCTCGTCATCGGCACGATCACCGTCGATAGCATCACGACCCCGACGACCTTCACGGTGAACCAGAACGTCAGCGGCTCCCTCTGGGCTGACCGCATCAAGATTAACGGGATGACGGCCCGCTACTACTACGCCCGCATCTGATGGGATTCGTGATTGGAGGGTCTGATGAATTCTCCACGTGGAGCAAATGCCGCACGCCTATATTCAACGGATACTTGGGGGCTGTCGGCAATAGTGCTGGTGATCATAATTTTTCAGGAGCAAGCGATGCCTGGATGACGCAGGCCAACACCTTTTTCCGGTGTGCTTATCATTTCTATCTTGAAGGCTGGGTAACTCCTGGCGGTACTACCGGAACGGGATGGTACGGCCCATTTGCCTTCCCGACCAGCGTCTTCCCTATTTCATCGCAATTCTATGTCGGAGCATACGAACCTAATCCCAATGAGGTATACGCCCCGAACCTCTTGGACGACGTAGAGGTTCAAGCCTACTGGGTCGGCAGGAACGTCCAAATTGATGCGTCCACATACGCGATGGATTACGTCGCCCTTAATGGGGTGATGGGGTCTTTCCAGACCATCACGCCTTCCAGTAGCGTCATTTCCTTCGACCTCTGACCCCCCCTTCCAATCGGGGCAAGGTTAAGACCCGATGAGCTGCACTAATCAAGTAACCGTCTCGCAGGGTAACACCTTCGCCTGCACCTTTACCTGGACGCCCGGGGCGACGGGTCCGGCCAACCTCCTGACGACGACCATCAGCTCGTCCCTCGAAGACCGCCAAGGCAACGTCTACGCGATGACGGTGACCAAGGCCGGCGACGGCCTGTCCTTCACGGTGACCTACCCGGGCTCGACGGCTGACTGGGCGATCGGCCTCGGCAAATGGGACATCAAGTTCGTCTTCCCGGGCTCGACCATCTCGCGCACCGAACTCTTCCGCGTCAACGTCATCGACTCCGTCACCGTCTAAGCCATGCCCGACGCGACGATCACCTCGACGGCTTCGACCTTCGGGACCATCTCGGGGGTATTCTCCGCTGACCAGTCCACCATCTCGGGCACCATCTCGGGCATCGTCCCTGGCACCCTGACGGGTTCGGTCGGCGTGCCTGGGCCTGCGGGGGCGGCTGGTCAGGGCGTTCCTGTCGGCGGCACGGCTGGCCAGTTCCTGACCAAGATTGACGGCACGAACTACAACACCGATTGGACGACGGTCAACCTGTCTGCCTACGCGGTCAAGGCGAACAACCTGAGCGACCTGACCAACTTCGCCACGGCCCGCGATAACCTCAACCTAGGCACGCTCAATAGCCCGGTCTTTGCTGGCGTCACGGCGCAAGGCTCCGGCGCCAACGTCGCGAACCTGACGCCGACCTCCCTGTCGCTGACACACGCGACCTCCGGCTCCTTCGTGATCCAGCCGTCCGTCGGCATCACGTTCCCGGACGCAAGCGTCCAGACAACTGCCTTCACGACCTCTCAGCTGACGGCCTACCTTGCGAAGGCTTCGAACCTTAGCGACCTAGCCTCGACCTCCACGGCCCGCACTAACCTCGGGCTCGGCTCCCTGGCTGTCGTCAATGACGCCCCCTCTGACGGCTCGCAGTATGCCCGAAAGAACGGCGCTTGGGATGTGGTAACGACCACCCCCGACTACATCACCAGCGTCTCTTCGCCCCTGTCGGTCACTTCGGGGAACCTGACGATTGACCTGTCGGCCTACGCCCCGCTCGCCTCCCCCGCCTTCACGGGCAACCCCACCGCCCCCACGGCGGCCCTCGGCGATAACGACACCTCCCTGGCGACCACCGCCTTCGTGCAGCAGGAACTCGCTGGTGGCACGGCGGTCGCCCGCAACCTCGAGGTCGAAGTCCGCAACCAGTCCGGCTCGACAATCGCGGCTGGCTCCATCGTCTACATCTCCGGCGCCACCGGCAACAAGCCCCTGATCACGCTGGCCCAGGCTAACAACGACGCGAACTCCGCCCAGACCATGGGCTTCACCAAGGAGTCCATCGCAAACAACGGCTTCGGCTACGTCATCGTGCGCGGCGAACTCGAGAACATCGACACCTCTGCGCTGACCGAAGGCGCGCAGCTCTACCTCTCCCCGACGGTGGCCGGAACCTGGACGACCACCAAGCCGTCCGCCCCCCAGCACCTCGTCTACGTCGGCATCGTTATCCGTTCGCACCCGACCCTCGGCACTATCCTCGTTGCTGTCCAGAACGGCTACGAGCTGGACGAGCTGCACGACGTGGCCATCGGCACGCTGGCCAACAACGACCTGCTGGCTTACGAGTCCTCGACCGACCTTTGGAAGAACAAGACCTACTCGGCCCTCGGCCTGCTAACTTCGGCTGACGCGGCTAGCACCTACGCCCCCCTCGCCAGCCCCGCCCTGACGGGCAACGTCACGATCACGTCGAACTCGACAGGCGCGGCGCTCTTCATCGAACAGTCTGGCACGGGCAACATCCTGACCCTGCACGACCAGGCTTCGGATACTAACTTCGTCGCCATCGACCAGAACGGAAAGGTCAGCACCATCCCTTCGACCACGGCCAACGCGGGCTTCAACGTCGCGCACGGCGTAGCCCCGACCACCCCGGTCAACGGCGACATCTGGACGACGACCTCTGGCCTGTTCATGCGCCAGAACGGCAGCACGAAGCAGTACGTTGACCTGGACGGCACGCAGACCATCAACGGCGCGAAGACCTTCTCCGGCGCTAACCAGACCCTAGGCAACGCGACCGCCGCTGGCACGATTAACGTCGGCACGGGTGCGACTATCTCTGGTGCTACTAAGACGCTGAACATCGGCACGGCTGGCGTGTCCGGCTCGACGACCAACGTCACCGTCGGCTCGTCCGTCGCTGGCGCTGGTGTCAGCGTCACGGTCAACGGCTCGCTGACGACCACGGGCGTGACCCAGAACATCGGCAACTCGACCGCCGCTTCGACCATCAGCCTCGGCGCAGGCGCGACCATCTCTGGCTCCACGAAGTCAGTCAATATCGGCACCTCTGGCGTCGCTGGCTCGACCACGAATATCGCCATCGGTTCGACCACCGGCACTTCGACGACCACGCTCCAGGGCATCACGAACGGTATCACCCAGACCGCTGGTGACTCGTCCCTTAAACTTGCGACCACCGCCTTTGTCACCACGGCTGATAACCTTAAGGCTAACCTAGCAAGCCCCGCTCTGACGGGCACGCCGACCGCTCCGACGGCTACCGCTGGCACGAACACGACTCAGATTGCGACGACGGCTTTTGTCACCTCCGCCGTCCCCGCCGCCGCGACCCACACGCAGGCCCTTCAGTTCAGTTCGACTTCGGCCTTCACCAAGGTCATCGACGCATCCTCTCAGCTCATCGCTCCGTCAGTCCTTAAAGTCTGGCCGTCTCCGTCCAACTATAACGGAACGGCGACAAGTGGGGCAGGTGCTTCGGCTGTTCTTTACCTGACTGGATATATCCTGACTTCTCCAAGTGCAGGCGTGGCCGGAAATGCCCGAGCGTTCCATGGCAATGTTGCTGGAGACTTGGCAGGAATGCTTTGGGGTGGAACGAACGCTGACATAATTAACTTTTCAAGGCGTGTCTCAATGGCTTTCCGATTTGCTCAGTTTCCTTCCAGCACCGCATCAGTAACACGAGTCCTTTTGGGCAAGATTCACGGCACAGCTGTCGGCGATCTGACGTCTCGCGGCATCGGCGTGAAGTATGTGCCGAACGGAGCGAACTTCGACTTCCAGCTGCAAGTTCACAACGGAACCACGCTTACCAGCGTCACAAGCTCGACCCAATACGCTGGCGGCGTGGCTGACCTAGAGGTAGTCTCTGACGGGGCTGGAAACGCAACGCTTTACCTTAACGGCGCATCAGTGGCCACCACCACAGGAGCCCCGACTGGCCAAACTGGCGCCAACGCAACGGTCTTTGCCGAGATTGAGTCTACCGCTTCGACTGCCAACCAGCCCGCTGCCAGAATCGGCCGCCTCTACGTCAACACCCTTAACTTCTGATGTATAAATACAAACTGACAGCCATCGGTTTCTACCCGGAGTTTGACCTGCTGTATAAGCAGATTTTCGGGGACGCCGTGCACGTCGAAAGCCTCGTCACCGGCAACGTGGCTATCTACGCTTTCGCCACCCCGCAGACCCCCGCCGACCTCAGCCCTCTCGTCCGCGTCGAACTCCTTTCCTAACCATGATTATCGCAATCCTCTCGTTCCTCGCTGGTCTGGTGACCGGTGCTCTCGTCTTCCGTAAGCACGCCGCCAAGGCGTCCGAACTGGAAGCCAAGGGCAAGTCCATCCTCGACGCCCTCAAGGGCAAGTAAGGCCATGCGCCTGCTCCTAGTCATCGCCCTCGTGGCCCTGGCTGGGTGCAAGTCTAAGCCCGCCGACGCTCCCCTGCCCGTCCAGCCGCCGGCCCCGACCAAGCCTGACGCCGTCCAGACCCTAGGCAAAGACCTCGACAAGACGGATCACCGCGTAGGCGCTGCGCTCGTGGCCATCGAGAAGAACGCCGACAAGCCGAAGGTGGTCGTCGCGGAGTCTCGCCTCGCCCAGTCCTATCTGCCCCCGCCCCCCGAGGCGGACGTGGCCTTCGCCGTTGCCCGGGCTACCAAGGCCGACCCCATCGACTACGCCAAGCAAATGGAGTTCGGACGCAAACTAGCGACCGCCGTCAACAAGGCTTGGGAGAAACTCGAGGCCGACCAGAAGGAAGCCGCCCGCGTCTCGCAGCTGAAGGACGCCCGCATCGTCGAGCTAACGAAGGAGGTCGAGCGCGTGAAGAAGGACGCCTCTGCCCAGACATGGACGCTCGTCGGCGCCGGTCTCGCCGTGACCGGGGCCTTGTGCCTCGCCTTCCTAGGCCCCCGCATCGGTCTGCCCCTGCTCTTGTGCGGAGCCTTCTGCGGATCGGTGCCCTTCATAATCGACAGTCCCTGGTTCGAGTATGCGGCTGGGGCGACCATCGTCATCTCCTGCGGCCTCGGCCTCTGGTGGCTCGCTGACCGTGTTAGGGACTCGGTGAACAAGCCCTCTCCCACCGATGAGCCGCCGCAAGAATAAGGGAGCCAAGGTCATCTGGCGCAAACTCGGCAAGGAGCGCGCTTGGGGTCAGGCCACCATCGGTGAGAACCTCATCGAGATTGACCCGCGTCTCGGTGCGAAGCGTCAGCTCGAAGTCCTCTGCCACGAGCAGATTCACCTGACCTTCCCCGAACTCAGTGAGCCCCAAGTTGACCGCGCTGGGAAAGACCTCGCCGCCCTGCTCTGGGCTCAGGACTACCGCCGCGTCCTCATCTCGCCCAACTCTAAGCCGCCCCGCATCTCGTGAGCCCTCCCCCTCCGCCCATCGACCCCGAGGCCATTCCCTCTCAAGTGAAAGACGGGCTTGTGGCCGCGACCCTAGGGGGCCTAGCAATGTGCGCACGCCTCCTGATGAGTACGACCCCCGTCTCCCCTGGCTGGGTGATCAGGCGCGTGCTCGCCGCGGGGATTACATCGTGCCTCGCCGGCTACGCCATCGCCGAACATATCCAAAGCCCTGGTCTGCGGATGGGCGCCATCGGTGCAATCGGTTACTGCGCGCCCGAGGCCTTAGATTATTTGCTCAAGGCATTCAAGGCTCGCGCCGAAAAGGAAGTCGGAGCAATCGCCGGCAAAGTAAAACCCAATGGTAAAAGCAAATCCAGCAAAGCAGGAAAGCGGAAGCGCTAACCTTTTGCTCGCGGTCACGCTGCTCACCGGCTTTGCGGGAGTCTCGGCCCTGTCGTCGGCCTACATCGCCGGGTATGTCCTCGACCAGCTGCAATCGACCGACGCCCTGGTCATGATCGTGACCGACGGTGGCAAGATGCGTTCCGACTCGGCCGACCTCGAGCGCAACATGAGCACGGCGACCTTGGCCTTGAAGTCCGTCCGCGACCTCGGCTGGGCCTTGGCTGTGGGGTGCTTAGGGGTAGGGGTGGCGGTCTTCTTACGCTCCCGCCGTCAAAGCGTCTCATAGGGCAAGCCAGAGGGGTCTATTGCCCCTTGACGGAGGCGACCCTAGGGGCAAACTGAACTCAGTCGGGTAGGGGTACGCTCGTTCATGGCGGGCCTCGATGACCCGAGGGACACGAATTGCCCTGACCCCTTCAGTGGGGTCACAGGGTATTTGCGGAAAGGTGCTTGACGAATGTGGAACAGTCGGGCAAGGTGCTTTCCGTTCCACCAAACCTATGAACCTTATCAAGCTCCTCCTCCTCGCCGCGCTGATTGCCACGGTCATCGTCTTCTTCGCCGAAGGCCCCGACCTCCTCACCATCATCGACCAGCACTAAGACTTCCCGCCCACCATGCCCAACGCCAACCACCCCTACGTCGAGACGCTGACCTTCGCCGGTCGCGTCCTCCCCCTCAAGCGCCCGATGGCCGAATATGCCGCCCGACGCTTACAGGCCATCCTCCCGCAGATCGCCGCGCTCAACGCCGCCGGCAAGACGCAGGCCGATGCCGCCGCCGCCCTGGACACGACCGTGTGCACCCTCCGTCAGTGGCTCGACATCACCGGGACGCAGTGGGTCAACCTCAACCGCCGCGGCCCCTATCGCCGCCAGAAGTAAGACTATGCCTCTCGCAAACTTCGTCTTCACCGACAAGGTGACCTTCCTCGGTCGAGACATCCCGCTGCTAAAGCCCATCGCCCTGTTCAACGCCCGCCGGCTGGAGGCTCTGCTCCCGCAGATCGCGGCGCTGAACGCGGCCCGAATGAGCAAGGAGGCCGCCGCCAAGGTCTTGGGCGTGACCGGGCAGACTTTAGCAACATGGATTAAACTGACCCAGACGACTTGGCTCGGCAAGGTCAGCAAGCCCAAATACAGCAACCCCGAGCGTCACCGGGCAAACGTCAAACGCTGGAGGCTTCGCCATCCTGAAAAGGTCAAGGCCATGAAGCGCGCTTACTATCTCCGCTGCAAGGCCCGCCGCTTCTCCCGCCCTACCTCCAATGCCTGACCCATCCCACCGCCCCTACCAACCCATGACCATCATCCGACCCGACTCCCTCCCCCGCCTCTGGTGGCTCTTCCCCTGGAGCATCGCCCGTCAGCTGCACAAGAACGCCGTGGCCCTCCGCGAGATGGCTGACAACCAGTCCACGACCATCACCAATCAGGCCAACATCCTTGGCCGATACATGGATGAGAACCGCAACCTGAAGGCCGAGGTCACCCGGCTCTCCCACTCCCGCGAGCATTGGATCGCCAAGCACGACCGGGCCTACGCCGTCGCCATGCACAACGAGCGAGTCATCGCCGACATGGAAAGCCGTATCATCCGCG